TAGCATTACTAAGCGATATTGGTACGGGCTGCACAGAGTTTGCTTGGTCAAAATCGTACTTTATTGATAGTTGAACATCAAATATGCCGTTCGCATCAAAATAAGTTGTGGCTTTGTAAAGTGTCTTTCGTAGGTTTGGATCTTGTAATGGGACAAACGGTGTAGCGAATGTTGCGGTTATATTAACACCATCAAAAGTGTTACCCTGTTCCATTCGATATACGTAGCCATCATCCCCGCCAAAAAACACGTACTCTGTAGTACCATCATATTCACTGCAAGCAGAGTATACTTTAAATCCTCTTAAATCATTCCATGCAATGCCATCTTGTAATTGTGTTCCTGCTATACCTTTAGAACCAGTAGGTTGAATAGAACTATTATATCCAAATATTCTGTACTGACTCTTTTCACGTATAACGCAACTTGAAAACACGGAATTTGTATTTACCAAATCCAACATCTCAGTCTGAATTGGTTTTGATATTACTGCTAGTCCAAAGTCTCCTATTTTATCAGTGGCAGAAAATGTACGAAGACCGTCTGGTCCCAGAAATATAATATCGCCACCTATTTCTTGTACGGTGTCTGCTTCTACACAACCAAGATCACGAGATACGGGTTGTAATGTAAAGTCAGCTACACTATTACCTACAAGACGATTAATCCGACCTTCACTAAATATAATAAGTTGATCACGAAATACTATTAATCCTGTTACTTCGTCGCCTACGTTTATTATACCACCACCCGACGCACTTGTAAAGTCTTCATCTTCGTAAGGTGCAGAAAAAAGAAGCTTTCTGTTGTTTGCTATGAATATGTGGTTTTTAAAATTTACTACAAAGTCTGCTCCGGTAAAGTCGGAGGACAATGAACTTAAAGATTTGAATACTGTGTTGTTAAAAGTAAACGGCTTACTTACACCGTCCACTACCATAATCTTTTCTGTGCCATCAAAATTGTATTTTAAGAAACGTACTTTACCAGAACCAGCATTTAGGTTTACACCTGCACTACTAAAAGAGGCATTGTTGGTTACTTCTGTCCATGTAGTACCACTTGATCTGTAAAGCCCAGTGTTTCGTGCTGCGTATACATTTCCACCATAATATATAAGCCCTCTAACAGGGCCACTATTTGAAAGTTGACTACTGCTCCACTTGCTGTATCCTTCAATACGTCGGTATCCACCGGACTGTGATGGTTCAAAGTTACGTAAGATACGAGCAGACCCCGGAGCACCTAGACCGTGTTGCAACGGAGATAAATTAGTAATTAAACCGCCTTTAAGTTCAAAGGCGTTGGTAGTCCAACGATCAGGCATTTAAACCGCCCTTGCATAAATATTCTCGTTTACATTTTGTACACGCATACGTTTCATTCCGTCTTCAAATTTTTGAAAAGAAGTACGTGCAGACTCTAAATTGTCTCTAAACATATATGCGTAGTACATAGAACCGTCTGTAATAACATGTCTGTATCTGTAGGGAATTGTAGGTACATCTGTGTCATTTAAAAGATCAGCCGGGTACATAAAGTATTCGTATTCCACAGAATATGCTGCATCAGGAATTGGAGCAAATATTATGTCGTTATCTTGTGATCTTACAACATACTCTGGAGCAGATCCCTGAGTAGCCGTTTTATACTCTTCATCAATAAATCTACTAATATACTCATCGTAAGATAGTTGTGTTAATCTACGAGCATTGTCTACTAAAGGAGTAGTACTACGTTGAAGACGAACTGTATCAAAATCCACGTATTTAGCGTTAGCAGGTAATGGATACCGTAGCTGTCCTGCAGTCAAGGTAATTGTATCAAAGTTATGATTGAAGGGAAATTGAAAGTGTGATTGATTTATGTCTCGTATAGCAGCGTTTACAGCGTCCTTTATTTGAGAATAGACTCCTGTAGTGGTACCGAATTGTGTAGATGTTAACTCTGTTTCATTTAACCTACGACATACATCATTTGTTAAGCCAAGAAAATCATATGCCATCTAGTTTTTCTCCACCACACGAAGTCTAACTTCCTGTTCTATAATAGTTGAATCACTGGCAGTCATACGGCATATTATATTGTAGGTTGAAAAGTTTGTACCCAAACCAAGAATTAGTGTAGCCACTGTGTTAGTATTTGTGTTACTTACATGTTGTAGGCCATCTACAATAGTGCCTTGAGTGAACGTAGCAAATGCACCATTAGTAAATATCTTCCATGTTACACTGCTGATGGTGTTAGTTCCAAGTTGAGCTTCCCAATCAATTGAATAATCAAGTTGGTCGTCAGGATCTTTGTCTTGCCATTTTAAAGCCATTTTATGCTGCCCTTCGTACTGACTGTAATTCTACTAAACGTACTGTTCTTGCTCTATTGAAGTTGTTAGCATTAAATGTGGTAGTAACTCCTGATGATGTAATTGTCCCAACAGCAGTTGTTCCTTGAACACTAGCCAGAGCTTCGGTAACATCCTCAACCAATGTGTTAACAGAACCTGTAGCCTGTACACCCGTCAGGGATGTTTTAACGCCACCGCCTACTGTGTTAATACTGCCTGTTCCAACTACACCCGTAAGCAGTGCTTGACCGTTAAGAACAATTGAGTTTACTTGCCCTGCACCCTGTACACCAGTAACAGTCTTGGATACGTTAGGCTGAATAGTTCCAATGGCACCTGTCGCAGAGACACTAGCCAGATTTTCATCTATATCAACCTCTAGTCCATTTACTTGAACCGGAGCTATTGCGCCTGTAGCCTGTACACCAGTTAGTTGTTTTGTACTAAAAGCCACACCGTATTTGGCTTTACCGTACCTACCACTGCCGTAGATTGCTACGTAGTCTGCGTTAAATGTAACGTTAATGGTGTTACCCATCGCGTTACCATGCACTGTACAGTAGTATAGAAGACTACTAGGAGTACTGGCATCTACAACTATCTGAACATTTGCACCCGCGTTTCCGGGTGTTCCATTGACGGTTACGCCAGTAGTGTAAGAAGATCCAGAAGCAGCGTCTTTGAATCGCAACGGATGACCTGAGTTACTACTGTCAGACAGGTCAAAAGTATAAGTGTTACCTCTGGTGAAGGTTAAGACGGGAGCTTCTACACCCCTGCTGTAGTAACGGTTTATTGATCCGTTGTTAGCAACTGTAATTACGAAAGTATTTATTACAGTCGTCACAGACCCCAACGCAGACGTTCCTACTACGGATGCTACTGTTTTGCTACTATCGTTAGCAGTGGTTACTGCAGTCACCTGTCCTGTAGCACTAACACCTGATGGTTGAGCTATTGAGACAAGTGTAATTGATCCTAGTGCGGAAGTACCACTAACTCCGGCTACAGTTACAATACCTGCCGCTCTTCCATAGGAAGCTGAACCGTACTTACCGGAACCAAAGATAGCATCAGAATCGCCGTAAAAGGACATGGCTTAGTCTTTAAGCTATGCGAATTACAGCGTTAGATGCGTTTGCAGCAGGGAACTGAATTGTAAGATCACCAGCAGTAGCAGATACGTTTCCACCAAAATCAATAACACAGATGGCTGAGTTTGAGTTTGCTGTATTGTAGATGATACAACCAGAAGCAGTTATCGTCACGTTTGAAAACACTTCATCTGCAAAATCTACAATAGCAGTAGTGCCATCAAGAGAGATAGCTGCAGAATCTAGTGCTTGTCCACCAGCAGAATAGTTAGTTCCTGATGCTTCATCAGAGTTACCAGTTACGTTTGAATAGTTTGTTGTTGCGGCATTATACGTACCAGACGGTGATGCCTTTATAAGTGCTAACTTGAGTGAATCTGAATCTAAGTCGTGTAAACCACCTAGAAGTTCAGATTTAAAGCTAGAACACATTGCTGTTGTGATTGCCATTTGGGTATTCTCCTTTGGGCAGTTTAGCGATTAGGGTCGTAGTACTCTTCAACAGAAATAGTTGTAAGAATGGTATCGGCTGTAGCAGCCGTAGCGTACACAATATCTCCTGCGTGAAGATATAACGGCACGTTGTCATTGAGAACGGCTTCAAAATCATTTGCGGTAATTTGATGATTCTCAAGAATACTGAGTGTAGCTGAAGCGGAAGAGTCAAGCCACTTCACTGTTACATTACGATTTGTAGAATCTGTGTTGGATACTATTAATGCTCTAACAACAGCCGAATGGTTGCTTGGCACTGTATACAAAGTTGTCTGGTTCGTGTTTGTATGATCTTTTGAATTACTAAAGAACTTACTTGCCGCGTTTGTTACTGGCATCAGACCTTCCTGTCTTTAACTTGTACTGCTTAACTCCACCGGGTAAAGTACGTACAAGCTTTAAATTTTCTTCCTTGTATACGGGTAGAAACTTTGTTCTTCTTAAATCAACTGGCTTTAGTAGTTGATGACGTATCACTTTTTATTCCAGTCTAAAACTGTACGATGTTTTTTCCAAAACCAGTTGCCGATACAAGTAAAGGGCTTACCCATAGAGAGTAACGCCCAACCTAGCTGCCTAATCAAACAGGGACGGATACCTGTCATCCGTGATATTATCCAACGCCTCAAGCCTACTATTTGCTTCTTCCCAGCATCCAATAGCTTTGTCCATTTCTTCAAGAAGGTTAGGATGCTCCCCAATAGCTGCTGGATTTTCGAGGTAATTTGTGAGAATATATTTTGCACTTTTTTTCTGTGCCTCATACTTGTGACGCAATGCGTCTATTGCTAATTGTTTCATGGTAGTCCCTTCAAACGTATTATATACTAATTTTGAAGATTAGTCAAGAAAATTAATTAACAAGACCAGATGCAATCGTGGACATCATTAGTACAAAGAGTGCGATAGCTATAGCAACTACACCAGTGAGCAAGGCTCCTAGCTTAACATTCTCCATCATCTCTTCTTGTTTTCTAAATTCTTCGCGTCTGGCGGCGGCGGCAGCTTCCTTTGCAGCTTGAATACGTTTTGCTCTTTCTGCTACGATACCTTTCCAAGTACCCGGACCAAACCGCATATCAACCATAGTAGCTACTTCTTGAAGTTTTTCTGCAGCAATACGTGCGTCAATGACCTCACGAGCGACTGTGTCTACACCAAACTGATCTCCTAAACCTACACTACCCGCTTTTTTATTGCGGGTCTGCTGCACCTGTTTTTCGCCCTCAAACAGGTTGTCTATGTAACCTGCTATATCTCCAATATCGTTGGCGGTTCCTATTGCAGATTTAATACCGTCTACGGCACTTTTTACAAGTGCTATACCTGCAAGTGTTTCTGCAATCATAGATTTACTTTCGCTTTGGTTGTGGTTATTCTACTATACGAACTATATAGTTAGAACCATCAGCATTTTTGGATACTTCTACAGTTTTATTCTCACAGGAGTATCGCACTGTCTGGCTTTTCTTATACAGGTTCCTTTCTATGGTTCTTTTAGCTTTTAGGCATTTTGATATCTTTTCAAATGCCGTGTGTTCAGAAACATCGCCGCCCATATACAGGATAAGAGTTATGGTTTTAATGATTTCCATTTCTCATTTTCTCTAGGTTTTCTTCTAAGGCGTTTAATCGCTTTTCGTAGAACTCTAGGGTTAGCTTCTGTTGTTGGTCGTAGGGAGCTTTGCCCTCGTCTATCTGTGTAGCTAAGTCATCTAACTGATTCGACAAATGTTCAATGAGCATGAACTGTTCGCTGTCGGCTGGCAGACTGCCCATTTCACCTCTAGGCCATTTGATTCTGAACTCTGTGTTCTGTCCCAAATCAGCTTCCATCATTGTGATGTTTGTTTCTATCTGATTCAAGCGTTCGATGATACCGAAGTATGCCCATGTTGCTACACTAGCAGCAGCCACCATACTTATGATGTTACGTAGGGGTAACGCAACTTCTGTGTTCTCGTTTAGCTTTGTAGCCATTATTCAATACCTAGTATCCTAGATAATCCAAACACCTCTAGCAGCATAAAGGTAAAGAACAGTAACAAGATGCTACCTGCTATCAACTTGCCGCTAAAGTTTGTTGACCCTATGCGAATGGCAATAAACTCGTTGCCCAGTATTCTCAGTATCAGTTCAAAGCTGTTTTCGGTGATGCTTACGGCTACGGGCTTTTCTGTATCAGTCATTCTCTTTATCCATTTCAACGCAAAAACATTTCGCATCAGGATTGTCAAACCCGTGTTCCGTTATAGATACGTGACAGTGAGAAAACCACTTGTGGGTAGAGTGTACAGCAGCTTTAACTTCAATAAGGTTAGCCGCAATAATGCAGAACATAACTACGCCGCTAGTTGCCACAAATTACTCGCATCTAATCCCATCCACTTGCTCCACTCTGCATAGTAGTGTCGCATACCAACTTCATCGTGAATGGTGCTGTTCTCGTGTCGTCCGTGTAAGATGTTACGGGGTTCTGTTCCCTCGCGCATTGTTGTACCTTGACCAGCTACGCCGATAAGGTCTTCGTGCAGGTTACGTCCGAATGGACCCCAAATAGAGTTGTGATGCTTGATACGAGTCGCACGTTCCTTTGGGGTATCCTTTTTAAGACCATAGCCACGAAACTCAATAAGAACCTTGTTTGGCCCAAGAGGTGTAACGCTATCGCTTCGATAAGCACTACCGCGAAGATTAAAATTAAATCCGGGGAATAGGTCAACCATGTACCATTGATTGGGTGGCAGGTTAGGGAAACTAAGCTCTCCTCTATCCTCAAAACCATCGTATTCTTCGTAGTTAACGGTGAAGCTGCTAACATTAACATGTCCGTTATCGAATGGTATGTTTTTTCTAGCAAAGTATTCATCGTTAAAACCTGACACACGATTAAAGTAATGCATGAAATCGTGATAGAACTCGCTGTTGGTATCGTGCCACAGCTTGTAGTTTGTATCTACTACTGCTTTGTGATAGTGGAAGACTTCCATCTCTTCGGTGTCGATAGCATCCGTAATACAGTCAAATGCTCCTGCTGTCCACTGATCCACAGTCATGGGGTTGTTTTGATCAAGTGTAGTCCATACCATACCCCCGTGTTTGACTTCACACGGCAACTCTTTCCACATTCCTGAGTGATATGTTAAGGATAGATCGTTGCCAGAGGGACGTTTAACGTTGTCAGAAAGAAACGTTCTAACTTTGCCATCTTCAAACCGTATAGCTACTACATTGTGCAGTGCTATCTGTGTGGTCCTAAAATCACCTAATTTAGGTAACTCACTCGAATGACACATAGGCACCCAAACTTTAGAAAAGATGTCTTCTATCTCTTGTGCATAAATGTCGTAGCTAGAGTAGATTAGAGAACTAATGTGTTCTACTTTAGGAGTTTTGAGCCAGTCTTTGTGATTGCGTGGTGGCATTAGGCTATCCACTTTGTTTCAAAATCTTCATTAGAAATTTCACCACCTTTTTTTTCAGGGGGTTTAACTATGTTACCATCTTTATCACGAATCAGAGGTTTGCGATTTTTAATTGCGTCTTCAAATCTTTTTTTGTGGTATTGCCTTGTTTTTTCCAAATCCTCTGTATTATTCTTTTCAGCACTCTCTGCAGCTTTGCGTCCACGAGCCTCTTTTTCAGGTGAGTATGTTGCCATTTAAGCTTTACCTCGTTCAAAATAGGCTTTTGATTTTTTATCAATTTGTTTATTAAGAGGGATGTTTCCTAAATATGATTTCTTTTCACCGTGTTCAAAAAGAATTACAGGCTTTTGAAGACTAAAGGGTTGCATATTATCTTCGCGTTCCTTTTGCTTTTCTTTAGACTTTTGAGCGGGACGGGGTTGTGTGTATCTCATTATCTTGTCTCCGCTGCGCTAGAGGCTCGACGAGGTTGTACACGACCACCGTACATTTTACCTTTTCTGTACTTACCAGTTCCTTTTACATAAGCAACATAGTCCTCTGCTGAATCAAGGTAATCAGGCAAATCAATACCCTGCTCTTTATATCTCTTTTTAAGTCTACCTATATTACTGTTATAATACCCTATGTGAAATTTTTCAGGAGCAGACTTTGGAGGTACTTTAGTTCTATCCATTCCCTCTGCACCAAAACCTATAGCAGATTTAACTGTCTCGACTACCGCACCCACTTGTTCTTTCGCGCTTTTTCTACCCGTTGTTTGAGATAAATTTGTTGTCATCTTAGAACTCTCCCGCTTTCATTGCGTCCGAAAGTTTAACAGCCCTCGAACCTACCTGTTTAGCCCATCTCGAATCCATCATCTCAAGTGATGCTATCTCGTAGTTACCATCGTAGATTGCGGCCCACATGTTTTTGAACTTGCACAACCGGGGAACCCCCATATTGAATGCCATGTCCATCAGTATCAACTGTCTTACACTATCCAAGTCTTCGACACAAGGATGAACTCGACACAATTCGTTTTCGACTATACGTATGTCGTTCATGGCAAGGTAACGAGCGTCAGCTTCTGTAATACCGTGTTCGTAGATTACATCCATACTAGGGATGTCCATGTACTCTAATTCTTCTTTGGTAATACCCCTGTCTTTGAGGTTTCTACCTATTCCTATAGTTTCGATGCCTAAACTATCTTCATACACTGTAAGGACCATACCCTCGTGATGAATTAGTTTATCTAGGAAAAGTTCTGTTCTGTATTTCATTTGGCTTTACCCCAGCTAATTATTTCGTCAATGGTTCGCCCACATCCGATACACTTAACTCTTTCCTTGTCCAATACACAAATTCCTTTGCACGGACTCTTACTTTCTTTTGGATTCACGCGACCTAGTTTCCACAGTGCTACTTGACTCGTGACCCATCCACACAGCAAAAGCCCCCGTCATAGCCCCGACAACCGTCGATACAAACGCAGTTTGCTGGGTCGTTGCACTCGCACCTAGAGCCATGAACCACTGAACCACCTGATAGCTCATCAGTGTCATTGCCAGCATCATCAGTCTTGGAAGGATTCGCCATGCTAATATTTTCTCCATTGTATATGTCATTTCTTACCAAAGAACTTTGTCGCTGACCGGACTCCAAAGCTTGCAGCAACGATAACGCCCAAGCTGTACTGGTACCATTCAGGCATTTGCTCCAATTGTTGAAATCCGTTACGTACAAGGTCTTCCATTCCCGGTATAAAAGCTAAAATAAGTGGTATGCTAAATAATATAGTGAGCCATTCGTCTTTCCAAGATGACTGGCTACCCTTCGCCATCTCCAAGTCCCAGTCAATTTCCCCCGTAGCTTTTTTCTGCATAACTACGGCTTCGGCTTGTGCCTTTGCTACCTTAGTAGCTGACTGGGCTTTCTTCTCCGCTACTTTGCCGGACATCCATGTGCCAGCAAGGTCTGCTATTGGTCCAATTAGGGCTGTTAGCATTTCCATCGTCTCCTTGCTTGGCGCAAACGACTGTTAGGGTTCTTTGCAGCTTTCGGAAACTTCTTCATCTGTCCGGCTGACCTTGCACAGAAAGATTTACGTCGTTTTGCGTCTTTGCTTCCGGGCTTCACTTTGCCTGTTACGGCAGTCTTCAATTTACTACCGGGGTTCTTGCGGCGATACGCAGCTACCCCAGCCTTAGTCATACCCGCACCCGATTTGGTAGGACGAAAGTTCTTCTTGTTACGGGCTGGCATTTTATCAGCTTTTCTTGGTGGCACTTTTCTTCCTTCGCTTTCCTGATGCGGTAACAGACCACTTTACTGCTCGTGGTCCCGTCTTTTTGGCTGCTTCTTTTTTGGTTATACGTTTGGCGACTTTGGCAGGTCTACAGGCAGGGTAGGGGCGTTTCTTTTTCTCTGAGCCAGAGCGACCACACTTCTTGCCAGTCTTTACGTCTCGCCAGTCTTCCTTAAACCATTTAGTTAAGCCGCCCTTTGGTTTCGCCATCAGGCATACGTCCCGCCACGCTTCTTATAGGTTCTAACTAACCAAGCATTTGCATATGCGCTTGGGTATACATCAAATTTACGTTTAGCCTCTGCCTTAACCCGTGCGTATAATGCTGCATTCTTTGGCTTTGGGCTTTTTGATTTTTTACTAGGTTTCTTAGGTGCTTTTCTAGCCATTGTGTATTTACCCCCGGCAAAGGTTGTTGCTTTTATCACAAAATAAATAAAGGGTCAAGAGGGGCAAGTTGCCCTGCCCCCCAAGTATTATTTAGGCAAACGGTGCGCCTGTTCCGGGATCACCCAGATCACACATTACTGCAACACAACGGATTTTACCGTCAAATGTAGCAGTAACACCAAGAATGTCGATGTTATCTGCTGCAGTGTACAGCTTTGCAGTTTGACCAAATTCTTGTGCAACGGCAGAACCGCTAACATCAGTTACCCAAGTGTCAGCAGCAGCAGCATCACCCATGTCGATTGTAGGTGATCCTGTAGATGCGGCCTGATACACTTCGATACCTGCCATCAAGACCAGAGTGTTGTCTGGAATCTCAAAGACGTTAACAATGTCACCAGCAGCAAGATTAGTAGATGTGAAGTCGAGAACAACCTCAACAACCTGCGTCTTCTTACCAAGAGGGATACCAGCTACGGCACCAGTTACATTATAAGTAGCCATGTTTCAAGTCTCCCTTATGCAAAGTCTACAACGCCGCGAACGATAGCTTCTGGACGTAATACTTTCTGTCCAAAAACATGCAATCCACGAATAACGTCGGAGAACGATTCAGTTGAACGAACCACTTCTGTTTTCGCAATGTGCGAAGCAGTAGAGGTGGATGACATGTGACCTGCAAGAACAATGTTCTCAGAACCATCAGTTGCGAGGGTTGCAGATGCGTCTGTCAAAGTAACTTGGTCTGTGCCACCTGTGCTGTTAAGCGCAGTTGTTTTGTAGCAACGGAAGCCAGCAAGTGTGCCGACAGTTGCAAGACCGTTGCGAAGTGGTGAAGTAGCGTCACCGCTAACTTGCACTTCAGCAATTTTATTCCCGGCTTGGAAACACTTCTCGTAGAAAATTGGAGGTGCAACAAACCAGCGATTCTCTTCTGGCACTGACTCATCGTCAAGGAGACGGGCCATTGCAAGCATCAGGTTGATGCCGTTATCGTCTGTCTCAATGTTGATGGGTGCGTTTGCAGTACCAAGAGTACCAGCAGCAGCAGTAGTGGTCAGTGTTGTACCGGATACAGCAGAAGCTGCAATACCAGCACCGTCAGACATAGCCTGAAGAACAGTCTTGTCGTACTTACGCTTCAATGCAAATGCACCTGAAGAGGTAGCAAGTGCCTCGAAGTTTACGTGCGAATGACGCTCTTCAATGTCGTCGATTTTAAAAGCAAACGCATTAGCTTGATCGACAACCATTGTGATTTGATCGTCAGCCAAGTCTTGTGGGTTTACTACAGAACCACGACTGTAAGTAGATACTGTTACAGTCGGCTCTTTAATGATACGAACTGTATCGCCAAAGTTTTCAATTTCGCCAGCGTAGTCAGTGTTCGTGATGTCTTCAACAACCGAAGCGCGACGAAAGAATTTGAGAACTTTTTGGCTAAAAATTTCCGGTGCAAAATTACCGGAAGGCAGGTTATTATGACCTGAAGCACTATTGAATGCCATTAGTCCATTCCTTCTCTATTTTGAGGTTTTAGGAGTTTAAGTCGATTCGCCCTTCATTCCGTGCTTGGTCGAGTTCAGCTTCCATCTTCTCGAACTCCCACGGTTTCATCTTGGCGATTTGCGAAGCTTTCCAAATCTTCTTTTCACCGCCCCCTACTTCTGACACAACGTCTTTAGCTTTAGAGGACTTTACTACGGCTGCTGCCGCTTCATTAGATTTGGTCTTCTTCTTTTTTGAGATACCAACATCTGCTTTGTACAGATCAAGTACTCTTGAAGCCCAACGAGCATCGGTATTGTTTTTGTAAATACCATCCGAAATAGATTCCGGTTGTTCGCCAAGCCACGTTAAGAACTTTTCATCCTCTTTAATTTCTATGAAATCTGGATGAGCGTTCATCAGTTCGCGGTATGCACTTTGAACCACAGTTTCCTTTTCGCGTTCCTGAATTTCAAGTAGTTCTGACTGTAGGTGTTTTGTTCTTTCTTCGGCTTGCATAGCCGCTACAGTCTCAACAACTCCGTATACATCAGGATACTCTTCACGAAACTTTTCCAACTCTTCAATCGTCTTGGGCAATGGGACATTAGCTGCCTGTGATGCCTGTTGCAATTGTTTCTTTTCAGATTCAAACTCTGCAAGTTTTGTATCGTAGTGTCGCTTTAAATCGTCATACCGTTTCTTGTAATCGTGATTTGGCGATTCTTGTTTTGTCTCTACAAAGCTTGGTTCTTTTGTCTCTGTATCTTCGGATTCTTCGCTTGCTTCTACTTCAGGGGTATCCTCTTCGTCTTCGTAGACTTCTGATCGATAGTCGCCTTTGTATAAGCTTTCACTATTTATGGTTCCGAAAGAGTCGTTTGGTTTGTTGGCACGAATGCCGCGTACTTGTTTTGCCATTTTATTTACCTCATCTTGCGGGGCCACATGGCTGTGGGTAGCCGCGTCGGTTGTGTCAGGGCCGCTATGCGGGTAGCTGACGATTAGTCAAGACCACGAAGTACTTTCCGGGCGTAGCTATCGCCCTCACCGTAAGATGCCAAAGCTTTCTCCAGTGAGTTGTGGTCGTTTAATTTTTGTCGCAAAGTAATGTTTGCTATTGTCTCGTAGTATTTTTCATGTAGATCTTGGGGTATGTTTCCCTTACCATACTTATTAAAAGATTTTTTAATTTCAGTAGGGGTCTTTATCTTCTTTTTGTTTCTATACATTGAACCATACTTTTCAATGTTAACTTTGTCGTCCCCCTGTTGAATAAGTAAATCAATATATTCTTTAGCCTCTTGATTGAGGGTCCTGTATAAAGGACTTCGATCTTTAATATCTCTCAATGTGCTGGCTGTAATTTGCATTGGTCCAAACGCTGAAGATGCCTTGCCTTTCTTTTTTATACCTGTAAATATATAGGGATCTTTTTCAAAGCCTTTAATTTCTACATTCTGAATGGCTTTTTTAATATCCCCAAACCTGCGACCAAAAAACTGATCATTATCTGGAGATACAGGTTCTAAATTTAGAGGGGCTGATCCTTCAGGAGCAGGGCCAGTAAGGGTGGGAGAATCAGGGCCAATTAACTGTTGTACAAAACCCCTGTCTGTTTGTAAGCCCCCAACTGCTGCCCCTATTTTATCTCCGTATTTAGCTTGGCGGCGTTGTACTTCAGCTTTACCTGTATTGTTGATGTTGTCAAGAAACCCCCCGCCGTACTTCTTCTCTATAAAATTCACAACTTCAGGACGTATTAAACGTTCGCCGTCAGATAAAGCTACGTCTATCATTTCCCCGTTGTTACGGGCTGGCCCCACTTGTTTTTCAGCATCACCAAGAACTAAGTCAAGATCATTCTTATATCTTTCATTTGCAGGTTGGTTCATTACAAACGAACCTTGTGGTACAGAAGTAAACCTGTTGTCTGCTATACCCTGCCTATCAGATACGGTGCGAGGGTCTTTGTTGATGAAGCCCATCTGTGTAGATGCTTCGCCGCCGTTTCGCATACCGACTCGACCGCCAAGTTTAAATATATTATCGTAACTTTCTCCGTAACCACCCGGACCACCCTGACCAGCGTCACCGATACCGTCACTAGCACTGGTGCTGCTACCGCTCTCTTGACCCCCGCCGTCATCACCGCCACCGTAATCATTATCAGTTTCAGCAGTGTATCTACTGTCACCGATATTTGCGGAGTATGTAGAGGTGTTTACAGAAGGTTGATTGTAATCATCCCCAAAGTCTGTTCCCATAGAGGTTGTGTTATTGGTAAATGTTGACGGATCTGTGTTGTAGTCGTCTCCAAAATCTGTGCCTAAAGTTGACTGGTAAATTGCTGTTCCTGAAAGTCCAGAACGTCCTTGAGTCACAAAACCTTTAGGTAAGCCACTGTGTCCCCCACTTGTTACGGGAGCCTTTACGTATCCATATTGTGATCCTAAAGGATTAGGCACTAGACTTGTCACAACAGAACCACGAGTTCTTCCGTCAATATAGTCTATACCCAAGTCTGAACCTCTTTCATCACCATATGTAGCTACATTGTAAGCAGTTGTTATGTCGGGTATTGCTACTCCTTTTTCTACTGCACTAGCTTGTGCTTCAAGCGCACTATGGATGTTATTAAGGTGTCTGGCTGCACTAATTCCCCGGGGAGTGGGGGGATACGCTCCTGAATTAACAGTACCAAGCCCAAATAGACCGGGAGACATACCTAAAATTGCATTGTTTAACATGCCAATTCCGTAGCCCTCTTTACCAGCAATAGTTTTTTCTTGTATGTTTTCTAAATTCTTTTGACTAACATACGATCCTGCTGCAACAAAAGGAGCCAATGGTCCCAGCATATAATTTATTGCTCCACCGGGGTTTGTAACGCGGTAAGTTTGAGTTAACTTGTTAAACTTTACTCTAGGAGCAAAAGCTTGATCTATCTTTTTTTCGAGCCATCCCCCTATGCCATCGTCGTATTTTTTATCCTTAGTATATACACCAGCAAATTTATTGTCTTTAAAGTATGCTTCTTGTTCAGCAAATTCTTCGGGAGACATGCCACCATCATCACCGCCGTCATTACTACCACTACTCCCAGACCCTTTTCCTTTTCCTGACGAAAGAAACTGTAAAAACGATCTATTACGATCATCTACTAGCGGGTTTGGAACATTAACAGTAGCTGAGTCATCGTATCCTGCAAACGGCGCACGAC